AAAAAATAAATGAAAACATCATAGGAGGCTATACTGCGGTATTGCCTTTTTATATTAATTTTCAATCAGGAGCTAAAACTGAAAAGAGTGTCAAGAAAATTACGGATGTTCTGGATGATTTAGCAAACCAATTTGAAATGGAAACAATGAATAAATTTGAAAACATTGTTTTTCCTGATGATATAGTTCCACAGAAATTAGAAATGATTGCCAATCCTGGTGTTGAAACCTATGACAATGGCATCGCTAATTTTTCAGCACTGTATCAATTAACTTACTACAAGAAAGGAGCGTTTGAATAATGGCACAAACATTAAGAAATACTGTAGTAAACCGTCATGAAAACCTACACTACGTCAAATTCGATGGTGTATCAAAACCTGTATTGGCTGGTACTGGTTTAACTGATTGGACTCAAGCTGTAGATCCTTCAACCGATGACGGACAATACATTAATGAAAAGACTTCTCACTCAAATATGATGGCATATACACCATCAGTTTCTTATTCAGGAGAATTGATTCCTAATAATGAATTTGTAAGACATATCTATGAAGTCGGTAAAAAAGAAGTCATTGGTTCCATGTTTGATGAATATGAAATCGAAACATGGGCACCTGTTGAAGGTTCAACTGGATGTTTTGCAGCACATCACAGACAATATGAAATTCAACCATCTAATCCTGGTTCTGGCGAAGGTGGAGGGAAAATTGCATTGGAAGGAACTTTTGCTCAAAAAGGTGCTTCCGAACATGGCCAATACAATGTGGCTACTGGTGAATTTACTGCAGGTGAATATGACTACACAACTGGTAAATTTACAGCTGCTTCACCTCAATCAGGTGCGTCATCAACACCAGGAAGCAAATAGAAATCAAATAAGAAAGGGATTGTTACTATGTTAGAAATCAAGATTCAAGAAAATTTATTCGATGTAAAAATTAAAGATCGTATTTTCAGTATCGATGCTGACAATATCGATAATCATTTGCTGATTGACAAGTTCATCAAAAAATACAGAGGCAATCGTACAATTGACGATACCTTTATTGAAGACTGTCAAGTCGTCATTGATGAATTGCTAGGAAAAGGATCATACGATTATCTTTTTGATAAGGATGATTTAAAGCCTTACTATGTAATCCTAGCTCTTGCGGAAGAAATTCAAGCCAAGTTTGATGAACACGCTACGACTGAACGCCAAAAAGAAAAGCAAGACAGAATCAAAAATGAGCTTGACAGTTTAAACTCACTTACAAAGGAATTTGGAAACCTTCAAAAGCAAATGGATTACACAAAAAACAAATACGGGTTAAAAGATTATGTTAATTCTAGACAAAAGAGATCTTCAAAAAACAATAAGAATAGAAAATCAAGAAATAGAAATAAGAACTGATTTTAGAACGTGGATTCAATTCTCTTGTATCGTTTCTGACAAGTATGTTGATGAAAATTATAAAATCCCTATGCTGTTTGATTTGGTGATTCCAAACTATGAATTGTACATGGAAAATGTTGATTCATTGGAATTACTGAAAGGAATTCTTGATTTCTACAAATGTAATAAACCAGATAAACCTGAGAAGAAACCTAATAAAAAAGTTGGGTTTCTTTTTGATTATGATATGGACCTTATCTTCGCTGCGTTCATGCAGCAGTATGGCATAAATCTATTGAGAACCAATATGCACTGGTGGGAATTCAAGGCATTGCTGAATGGTTTGAATGATGATACCAAGTTCGTTCAGGTCGTTGGATATAGAACTGCGGATCTATCAAAAATCAAGGACAAGAAGGAACGTGCAAGAATGAAAGAACTTCAAGATTATTATGCCATTCAAGAACAGGGAGACCCATTCCAAAGAACTCAGGAAGAAATCGAAGCAGAATTATTTGAATCGTTAGGAATTCCAAAAGAATAAATTAAAGGCAGGTGGTATGATGGCAGATGGTAAAGTTGTTATTGATTTAGAAATCAATGATAAAAGCGTTGATAAGAAACTCAATACAGCTGATAAAAAAGTAGATAAATTTGCTAAAGATGTATCACAAAAAGAAGCTAAGCCAAACGTTGATGCTGATACTAAAAAATTGGAAAAGAAGCTTGATGAAGCATCAAATGAGGTCGAAAGCTTTTCAAAAGAAGCTACTGACAACGCAAAAGTTGAAAGTAGTGCAAAAATGGACACTTCCAATTTTGAAAAGAGTGCCCAGACAGTAAAATCAGAAGCATCTGCGGTTGAAAAAGCTATAGATGTTGATGGTAAAGTTGATGTTGAAGATAAAGCATCATCTAAATTAGATAACGTTAAGAAAAAAGCGGATGATTTTTCAAATGAAAATATCAAGCCACCTAAAATAGACCCTCCTGACACCGATGGTTTTGAAGAAGCGCTTCAAGAAATGGAAGACAAAGTCAAATCATTCGGTGCGAAGATTGCAGGATATCTAGCCATAGGAGAAGCAATTAAACAAGGAACTGAAATTGGAAAAGAAGTCTATGCTGATTTTGAAGATTCAGTTGCACGTGTCAAAGGTGCTCTAGGAGAAACAGATGACCAAGCGAGACAGACTGCACAGGTCATTAAGGATGTTTATGAGGCTGGGCTTGGTGAAAGTATGGAT